GGATATTATATAGATCGTCAGCGTAAAGAAATAGAAAAAATGCAAGATCTTGTTCAAGATGGCGTTAATTGGCAAGTATTATGGGATTTTAGAAACGAAACGTATGAGAAAAAATGGTTAAACGAGTTGTAGCAATAGGCGGTGTTCCTTGTTCAGGAAAAACGACATTAGTAAGAGAAATACTGAATAACGTAGAAGATGAGCCGAAATTCTTTCAATATGGGCTGTTAAGGGGTTATATATCGGATAATGTAGCAATTTTAGGTATTTATAAACCAAATGATACGTTTGGTGGTACAGATAAGCTATCTATGGCAGTACAAAAAGATTATGAGAAGTTTTTACAAATAACAGACTATAATGTTCTCTTTGAAGGCGACAGGCTGTTTACAGAAAAGAATTTATTAGATTTACACGAAAAATATGAGCATATGTTCATTGTTTTAGATCTTGACGAAGAAACGCTTGAACAACGACACGTAGACAGAAATGATACGCAGTCAGACAAGTTTAAGAAATCAAGACACACAAAAATACAAAATATATTAAACAACACACGTTTACAACCTGATTTGGAAGTAATTCAGATAAGGGATAAACAGAAAGCAGGAATAATTGCTAAGAAAGTGATAAAATTCCTGTTTTAACAGGGAATTAACAGGAAATGGCAAAATTTACAAAGGGGCAATCAGGAAACCCAAAGGGACGCCCCAAAGGCACAACAACTATCAATGGAATATTAAAGAAGATAGGATCAGAACAGCTACCTGAAGCAGATATAGATAAATTAGAATTTATTATGCGTAAAGTATTTGAATTTGCAGTGAAGGGCGAAAGCTGGGCAGTACACTTCATAGCAGATCGTTTAGAAGGTAAGCCAAAACAGACAATTGGGTTACACGAAGTTAATGACGAGCCAATAAAGGTATTTGACATTAATGAAGTGGAGGATTGACGACACAAGAAGGTCTATTCTTTTTGATGAATCAAGATACAAAATTTTGGTTTGTGGTAGAAGATGGGGCAAAACTTTCTTTTCATTAATTTGGTTAATGAATGAAGAATTGAAGCCGAACGAAAGAAGGTGGATAATATACCCAAGTTATCGTCAGGCGAAAATGGTTGCTTGGAATTTGTTAAAGCGTGTATTCAGCGGTAAAGACGTTAAGATTAATGAATCAGAATTATCTGTAACACTTAATAATGGGGCTAAAATAGAACTCAAAGGAGCAGATAAAGAAGATAACATACGTGGTGTTAGTTTGCATAAAGTTGTATTAGACGAATATGCTTATATGAAACCAAATGTATGGGGAGAGATCGTTCAACCTATGTTAGCTGAAACAAAGGGACAGGCTTTATTTGTAGGAACGCCAACAGGTATACAGAATCATTTTTATGATATGTATGTGAAGGGACAATTAGACAATTCAGACTATAAATCTTGGCAGTTTACTACAATTGAAGGTGGCTTTATTTCGCCTGACGAAATAGAAAGTGCAAAAAAGAATTTAGACGCAAGCACATTTAGACAGGAATATGAAGCAAGCTTTGAAACCGCTTCTAACAGATGTGCTTACAATTTCAACAGGGATATACACGTGAAGGAAATGGAAAAAAGTCCACGTATGTTCTGGGGGATTGACTTTGGTGTATCAAGTTATATGACAGCAATTCTAATGTGTGAAAATACAGCGGGGGAAATTTATGTATTTGATGAGATCGGATTACAGAACTCTAACACATTTGAATTAGCAAGACTTATGCAACAAAAAGCAAAGGGGCTTCCTGTTTACCCTGATCCAGCAGGGAAAGCAAGAACAAGCAATAGCACAAAATCAGATCATAGAATATTACAAGACGCAGGATTCACAGTGATTAGTAAAAAAGCTAACCCAACGCAGAAGGACAGATTAAACGCATTAAACAGAATGCTGGAAGATGCAACAGGCAAACACAAGTTGTTTATTAACCCTAAATGTAAGAACACAATTAGAGATTTAGAATTAACAACATTAGAAAATGGGCACATATTAAAGACAGAAACGTTATCACACTTTCTTGATGGAATTATGTACCCTATTGAATACAGGTATGGATTTAAAGGTCAGGCAAACACAATAGAATGGTAAAATAAAGGATTAAAATGATAATTACAAATTTGACAGAGAAGATGTTGTATGACTTATTAATGGATACGATTGAAGAAGGATATGACAAGCAAATGGAAGAAAGAGAACGTCTGCTTGATTATTATGAAGGGGTAAACCTACAACAAGATCTTAAGCAGTATTTTGATAGTGAATCTCTTTCACAAATACCGCCTATGTATATTAACTTGGTAAGAAATATCATCTCAAGACGTGCATTGGTATATCAACAAAGCCCTGTAAGATATAACGACAAATACAACGAAGTGTTGGGCAACTTTGATAGTTTTATGAAACAATTTGAGCAGCTTACGTATTTATTAGGTACAGAAGCTTTGTATACACACTGGGACGACGAAAACAAAGAATTAAAATATAGACCTATACACTTTTTTGTCCCCTTCTTCAAGCCAAACGAGGACGAGCCATTTGCAATTATGTATCAGGCTGAGAGTCAGTTAATGGCGAGATCAGAAGACGCACAGTATATGTTTTGGAGTAAAGAAACTGATGATATGGAAGGTAAACACTTTATGATCAGTTCACGTGGGAAGGTTACTTCTGTTGTCCCTGATGACAGAAACCCTTATGGCGATATTATTCCATTTAACATAGCACACCGACACCCATACACTAGGGACTTTTTTAGAGAAGGGGCAAATGATTTAGTTGATGGTATGCGATCTATCAACATTATGCTAACTGAATTGGCTTTGCATGGAAGATTCCAATTAGGACAGCCGTTATTTACAGGATTAGATACTGAACAACGTATCACAATGGGGCAAGATAAGGCGATAGTGCTTCCTGAAGGGGCTAACTTCTCTTATGCAAGCCCAAGTGCCGATATTAATGGTATGATCGAATCTACGAAGTATATGGTGGACTCTATTGCACAAGCAAACAATGTTAGAATTAATTGGACTGATAAAGCACAAGAATCAGGATTATCTAAAAAAATGAGCGAATTAGATCTTATGGACTCTTTGCGATCTGACACAGAACAAATCTATAGACCATTTGAGAAGCAACAATTTCAAATTGCTAAACGTATTTGTGAAGTATCTGGCGGAATTAACTTAGGCGATCAATTCAGTATTGATTTTTCTGAGAGAGAAGTGCCAATGTCACAACAAGAGGAAATACAATATTATACGTGGGCTTTTGACAACAATCTTGAAACTAGACAATCATATCTAAGAAAGAAAAACCCTGATTTACAGGAAGAAGAAATACAGCAGATGGTAGAACAGCTTGATGCAGAAATACCAAGCGAAGAAAACGAAACTCAATCAATTATTGATAAAATAGGCGAGAGAGTTGGCTAATTTAGATTTTTACAATAAAGAAATAGCCAATATACAACAAGAATTACTAAACAAATTAGATAATGTTGTAGCAGGGCTTTCTACGCTTACTGACACAGAATTATTACAAATAGCACAACAAATAGATTTTTATTCAGAAATGGAAAAAATAGGATACGCTGGGCTATTAAGTAAAGCAAGTAATACGTATGATGATGAAATAGCTATTATATATGCTGAACTTTCTAACAGACAATTAGCAAAGATCTCTGCGTCAAACGTAGAAGTATTAAGACAGCTAAAAGAGTTTGAATTATCTTTTTTGAGTGATCGTGTTAAACAATACTCTAATCAGTTAAAAGTTGCAATGTTACGTGGGTTAATCACAGGACAAACCACAGCACAAGTTATGGAAGCACTTACAACTACGTATGGCGTAGGAAGTTTTATAAGTAGTTCTGAATCTGCTTTTTTAATAGAAGACTCTTTCTCAAGATTTTCGCAGACAGTCACAGGAAAAGTATATGAAGATTTTCCTGAAACAAAATTCCAATATGAAGGAACGATTGATGGGAAAACAAGACAGGTTTGCAGAAGGGCATTAGCTTCTACAGGACAGGGGCTAACAAGAAAAGAAATAGACAAGTTAGGTTATGTCAATTTTACTGACAGGGGCGGTTATAATTGTAGACACAGATGGGTAAAAGCAATAGTGAAGTTTACTCCTGAACAATTACAAGCGAGAAAAGGATTATACCAAGATGAAAATTAGAAACATAGTCAAAGGAAGTGCACAGCAAATGAAACTTGTCGCACAAGATGCTATTTCTTTAATACAAGTAGATGCTATGCGTAATGGTATGTTCCAAAACAACAGAAGCGGATTTGGCTATTCAGATCAATACAAGAAGTATAAAAGCAATAGTATGCGTGGTGTCAAGACAGGGCAAAAGCTTAAATCATATAAAAGCAACAAAGCCCCTGACACAACTACTTCTTTTGTGAATATGCGATTATCAGGAACTACATTTGATGGTATGATGGCTAAGGGCAAAACCAATCAGGGCATTATAACCTTTACTAAAAATGGTAATGTGGTATTGTGGAACAAAAATCGTGGCTATGATATTTTTGATTTAAGAGATAAAAACAGAGAATTAGTTGCGGAAGAATACGCAAAAAGAATTTTGGATAGAAACATTAAAAAGTATGTATCCAAAACTATAACAATAAAATAGGAGGACAGATGTCCGAAGAAACTAAAATAGTAGAAGAACAAGCAGTAGCAGAAGATTCTACACAGGAATTTAATAAAGGCGAATACATTGCAGAAGCAAAAAAGTATCGCCACAGAAGCCAAGCATCAGAGGCTAGAGAAGCAGAAAAAGATAAAATAATTTCTGATCTCCAAGAGTCTTTAAAACAACGAGATCAAAAAGAACTCGAGGAAAAAGAGGAATTTAAAACTCTTTTCGAAAATTCTCAAAAAGAACTCAGTCAGTTAAAACCAATTGTTGAGGAATTTCAAATACAAGAGAAACAAAGACGTGAACATCTGTTGACCCAACTTTCTGATGATGAACAAGAAATATACCAAGATCTACCGACAATTAAGTTGGAAAAGCACGTAGAAAGAATGGGTAATAAAAAAGTGCAAATATCTGACGCCAAAGAAGTCACTTCAAGTGGCAAATTTGCTGAAAATACGAAATGGGGAGATTTATCAGACGCAGATCGTGAAAAAGCAAAGAAAAATCCAAAACTTTGGAAGCAGATTGTAGATGGGTATAGAAATTAAAAACTATATTTTCTAAGGGGGAAATACAATGGCAGACGGAAATGTAACTCCAACAACAGCTGCAAATTTCATTCCTGAGATGTGGAGAGATGCAATTTTAGATTATGCAGAAAGACGCTTTGTCTTACGTAATCAAGTATCTGACTTCTCAAGTATGTTAGCAAGCGGTGGAGACATCCTAAATATACCAAAAGTAGCAGAAGAAACTGCTGCGAGCAAAACAGCAGGAAGTGCTGTTACATATACAAACAACACAGATGGTGTAGTTCAACTTTCAGTTGATCAACATCACTATGAAGCGAAAAGAATCGACGACATCGTAAGAGTCCAAGAGAGTGCTGACTTATTCAATGCATATGCACGTTCCATGGGCTACGCTTTGGCTAAAAAAGTTGAAAACTTTATCGCTGAATTAATCCAAACAGGTACTGGTAACGACGTTCAGTTAGGAACTGACGATGTTATGACAGCTGCATTAGTAAGAGATGGACTTGAAAAACTTCTTGATGCTGGATATGACTATGGAGATGGCAATACTTTTATGTACGCTAATCCAAAAGCATATATGTCTTTACTTGGAATTGGCGACTTCACAAGTGCAAACTTAAGAGGTGACGCTGAAAATCCAAACGTAACTGGTAAGATCATCAACGCTTATGGTATGGAATTATACCCAAGCACAGACTGGGCTGAAGGTGGTACTGCTACTACTGAAGCTGCTTCTATTTTTAGAAGAGAATCAGTTTACTTTGCACAACAAGTAGCTCCAAGAGTTCAATCATCATACGATATTGACCACTTGGCAACTTCTGTTGTAGCTGATGTTTTATTTGGTGCTGCGTTATCACACGCTGTATCTTCAACATCACTGGGTATTGTAAACTTCAATAATGTTTCTTAATAGCATTAATTGAAATCGGTTGAATATGGGGGTAATTCATTTTACCCCTATATTATCATTAAAAAAGAATTTTAAGGGGAAATAGATGCCAATATACGAATATAAATGCACTTGTGGTAAACAATTTGATACCATACAAGCTATGAATGATAAAAAATTAGTGAAATGTAATAAAAATATTCACGATTGTAAGGAAAATGGAAAGCTAACAAGATTAATTAGTAGCCCAATGATTATTTCAGACGATATTGGCAGGGGTACTAAACGAATGACAGATGAACACATACGTAAAGAATTAGACATAGATTAATGAGTGCTAATACTAATTTAGGATCAACTCCTGTTAATCAGGGCTATGTTCAGTTAATACACACAGGCGAAACAGGTGGTATTAGTGGAACTTTGCGTACATTGTATGATGGAGATGGAACTGCAAGTGATTTGCAGATCGCAACCAATGCAGTAAAAATTGCAACAGAACTATTTATTGGTAGTAAAACTTTAAGCTTATTTATACAAGATACTGTTGGTGCTATGTTTAGTGGTAATACTGAAACTAACATATCTGTAACTTATCAAACATCTGATAATACAATTGATTTAGTTGCTACAGGTGCTATAGCATCTTTAACAGGTGGAACAGGAATAGATATAACAGGCTCAGGCAACTTGACTGTGGCAATAGATTCCTCGGTAGCTACACAATCATATGTAAATACACAAGTAGCAGGCATAGTAGATTCTGCACCAGGTACATTAGATACTTTAAATGAATTAGCAGCAGCATTAGGCGACGATCCGAACTTTGCTACAACTACAGCAACATCTTTAGGTAATAGACTAAGAATAGATACTGCTTCTCAAGGATTAACTTCTACACAAAAAACAAATGCATTAACAAATTTAGGGATCACTTCTACTTCTGCTGAGATAAATGTTTTAGATGGATATACAGGAAGTGTCACAGAATTAAATTATCTAGATACATTACATGCTACTGGTGTTACTAATACTGAATTTGATTATTTAGATGGTGTTACTTCTAACATTCAAACACAGCTTAATAATAAACAAGCTTCTGATCCTGTTTTAGATGATATTTCTGCCATAGATCCAGCTTCTCTTGGATTAAATGATAATGATAAGTTTTTTGCTTTTTCATCAAGTTCAGCAGATTTTGTATTATCATCTTTTCCTGCAACTCAAATGTCAGGAAGTACAAATAATGGATTATTAACTTATAATTCTGCAAGTGTAGCAAGTGTAGAATCTAATCTTACTTTTGATGGAAGCACTGGATTATTATTGTTAAATCAAGATAGTAATGCTGAAGCATTCAAAGTAACTGGTGGTGGTGGTGGTAATAAAATAGCATCATTTATTAGAGATGTTGGAGTAGCATCACCTTATGCTGAAACATATATTCATGCAGGTGGGGCTGATCCACAAATAACTTTTAGAAGTAGTGCAAATCAATATTTTTCAATGGGAATAGATTTAAGTGCCAGTTCTTTTAAAATATCAGAAAATAGTTCTATTGGAACTGCTGATAGACTAACAATAGATACATCAGGTAATGTCGGTATAGGAGTATCACCAAGTGCATTGTTAGATGTAAATGGAACTGGTTATATTAGAACAGCAGTATTTTCAGATGCTTTTAAACCATATTCAGGCACATTGGCTACTTATGGTAGTAGTTCAAGCACAGACCATTATTTTGTAGGAGATGT